GCCGTAACGTCTGTGTTGACGTAGGAGGAATCAGGGGCACCTTTGTTCTTGATGTCCACAAAGACCTGTGTGAATCGATCCGGGGAGGTTGAACTCATGACAGTTCCCACTAGACGAACGTTATAAAGCGTCCCGGCGATCATTGTACCGTTCACCGCTGTCGCCAGGCCGTTTGCGATGCTCGTCTCTTCCGTAACAGACAGTGGGCGTCCACGGTAACGAACACGGATCTGAAGCTCACGGGCAGTTGCCTTCGTGTGCCAGATTCGTTCAATCTGGTCATCTTCAGTGGTGATGTCGTAGAACGTGTCACCATACGTGTTATTCGATGCAGCGATCGTGTCATAAAGCACTTGACTAATCTCTGCCGTTCCTCCACCATAACACACAGTCATGAAGCGATAAGGTGGGATTCCCAAACTGTTGGTCTTGTCCGTATTGTTGTTGAAGATACGAACCTTCTCAATGCCTTCCACCTTGTTCAGGAGCGCCGCCAGAATTGCCGGGCGGGTAGCCTTCCCTTCGTTGATGGACTGAGTGGCACGGATTCGGTATTCGTTGTCAGATTCAACATCTGATCCGTCGATGAAGGCCGTCAGGTTATCCATCGCCACAAATCCACCCGGTGTTGGGTTGATGGTGGTAACGGAGTGGATATCACGAGAGATGTAGCCCGGCTCGATAGAGCGGACATCCATTGAGATGGTCTTTGTGCCAACCATCGGGTTTGTACGGAAGTCAACTCGACTTGACAGGCCGATCATGTTCTTGTTAGAATCATAACCGATGTACAACGCCCCTTCGGCTGAATCAATGATGATCCTGTCTTGGTTGGAAAGGATCGTGTTATTTACGATGAAGTCCTTGATTTGCCCGAAGAATGTCATCAGGGGCTGTCCGGATGTCGCCGTAAGATTCAGGGTGAGGGTTTTTACAGTCTGGTCGGTTGTGTTCTGGATTTGGAATCGGTAAGATCCGACTGTCAAATCCGTACCCCGGATTAGCTGGGCCACAATATTACCTGCCACCTGAACATCAGATGATAGCTCGTAATCAGTATCAATGGTGTAGGTAGAGGCAGAATAAATCATATTGTACGGGACTGAGGAATCGATCGTCATGACGACTGTCCCGGTACTGCGGGTCTTTCCGAGGCGGTAGATACCGCGCTTGCCCAACAGGTCGTCCAAGTAGATGCCCTCGGCACCTTGCATGGTCTGGGCGTAGTATACGGACCCCATCAAGAGCCAGAGTTGGTACTCTCGCTCGTTAAAAATCTGAATCAGCTTGTCCGCAACGGAGTTGCTCTCGGTGTTGAAATCTTCACCAAAGGCGGACTTGAAAGTCTTCTTCGTTTCTTGAACAAGGTCATCCATCGGCGGGAGGTTAAATCCACTGCCTGTCAAACCATAATTCTCCGCCATTACTCCTCCTGCGCTTAAATTAGGCGATAAGCGTATTTTATCATATTACACTGAGAATTAAAAGAAAAGGGAGCCAGAGGCTCCCTTTGTCATTTCCAAGTATTAACCCACGTACTGTCGCCATATTTCGGCAGTTGGAAGTTAATAAGGTAGTACAGTTTGTTCTTGAAGTTGATGATGACACCTTCATCACCACACAGTTGCACGTTGCCCTCTGGTGGTGTAGGATACTGGTACTGGTCCTCACCGATAAACGCAAGGTTAATCTCCTCGCCTTCGGCAGTGACTACGGTAAAGTAGCATTTATAGGAACGGCCCACGACATCCATAGTGGAGTCAAAATCAACGATCTGAAGAACGTCCGGCTCCTGACGGACCTCTGACTTGATCCTTCCGTCAAGAACGGCTTTTACCGTTTTCTTCCCAACGAAGGTCCGGTAAGGGAAGCCAAACGTCTCGTCGAAGTACCAGTCCCCAGACCAAATGGCGAAGCGAAGATACAGACGTTGACGAAGAGAAAGCTGGTTCGTTAGGGCCAGCTTCATGCCCCGGTTACCCGGGACACCGAAGTCCAGATCCCCGGTCAAGGGATCGAGGAGCAGGTCTTTATATTGAGTAGCCATAATTCCCCTTAGGCATTTGGAGGTTGGGTGTTGTTAGAACCAGAACCGTCTGTCCAAGTGTAGAAGTGACTATGACGCTTGAAGTATTCGAAGAAGTCATCCACATCGACACCATTTGCCGTAATGATTCTCCCGGCTGGTGTAATCCGGGCACCGTTAACGGTCACCATCCCGGAAGGGTCCATGACAAGTGACCCCGGGCCATTATTAATCTTTACGTTGCCGTCAGCCAATGCTTCCACGGACACCTTCGGGTTAGCCAAGGAGGCGTCACCATTGGGCTTCAGAGTCAGAACCGCCTTGTCATTCTCCAACACGACGTTGTCCGGGTGAATAGCCTTCGAGTTATCATCCGTAAAGATCTGGGTCACAGCCCAACCTGCAAAAAGCTGATGGGTGTTCTGATCGTTGTTATCCCCCTCGTTTCGTTCAGAGAAGGACAGGCCGACGATATCCCCCGGCTTGATCGGCATCGTGAGACGGGCCTTGCCGTTCGCTCCCGATGGAAGAAGGACGGGAACATCATAAATGACCGGGTATCGGTCAGTGGTGCCGGAGGGGAACTCTGTGTAGGCCATCGGCTGAACATCAACGGACGGCCCTTTGTAATTCACCCCGACCACTTTGCCACGGATATTCGTGTGGACGTTGTTACGCAGGAAACGGGAGATGTAAATCCCGAATGCTGCATCATAGCGGTCAGTATATGCCACGTCAACTCCTTATTGCATAAGTTCGCCACGGGTCTCTACCAACCCGAGTTCGGTCACCCAGTCCCCAGTTTCATATCCACCACGGTGGGTAAGCTCTGCCACCTTGTAGAAGCCTTTGTGGTAGCGGGTGTTGAGATATACAGTTGATTCCGGTAGGATAGCGCCGTTCAGAAGTGTGGTTACAGTCATACCCACGTCCTCCTTGATGTCGTGCTCCTTGGCCTTCTTAGAAGGCTTCTTGGGCTTCGCCCCGGCCTTCTCTTTGGCTTTGGCTGCAAGCAACTTCTTGGAAGATGCAGGCTGCTTCGGGGTCGGTGTCCCTACCATGCCGCCTTCTTCGGAGATCTCGAACATGACATTATTGAAGCGAGAACCCTCTCTTGTCCAGTACACGGCACCATCTTGCACCGAGAACGTAGATCCTGTATTCTTTGCCAGGTTAGCAAGGTTTTGGGATGCATTCCCGGTGAACGCCATGGACGTCTGAAGGGTTTGGTTACCAAAGTCGATCACACGGCCCTTTGGCAGCTTCAAATCGTTGATCAGGTCGTTAAGGACACTGTTCAATGGTGTCCCTTTACGATATGACCGGGCAGTTGTGGCAGTCGTAAGGTTCAGCGTTCCATCACCCAAGATGAACTTGGTTTCTCGGGTCTCTGCTTCGAAGTTATCCTCCACATACTCAACCGTGCCGGAGAAGATCAGCTTCTCATCGCCATTGTATCCTGCATGGAGCATCACCGCAAGGGACTCTCGCTGGTTTACTGACAAGTAGTTGACAACCTCATCAGATAGGTTGTACACTGTGACATAACCCTTGTTAGGCTCCTTCGAGTTATCTTTCTTCACGTTGAATTCCATGTGAAGCTCTTTGATCTCGTAGGCATTGCCTTTGCTGGTGTTGGTATACTTCTCGATGTTAACTGGCTTTTCGCCAATCGACACCGGGCGACCAATCACCAAGGTATATGTCCTCTCCATCGCTCTCATTATTCTTCCTCCACATCCTCAAGCAAGGATGAATAAGTCATCTGAACCCCAGACAAAGGGCCGATATTGAAACGCCCGGCTCGGGTCCGGATATCTCCCAAGGGCCACAGTACCAAGTTACCATCTGGGATGTTGTCAAGGTAACGATAAGGGGCCAAGATATCTGAGTAACAGGTCAGTTTAGACGTGATGGTTGGCACCGGGGCACCAACATCCCCAAAGGACATAAACCACGACTCATCTCGCTCGTTCCACATGAAACGAAGTTCGTAAGTCACGGAGTCCAGAACCACACGGAATGTTTCATCCGGGTATCCGCTCAGTGAAAAGTCAAATGTGCGGACAACTGTTTTTGTTTCAGCCATGATTACGGTCTCTTCAGTGAGTTAGGGTCAAATGGAAGCTTGGCACCCGGCTTGCCGGAGAAGTCCGTCGTTCCAACCATCTGGTTCTCCCAGCGCTCCTTTGTAGCCGCATTCTTCCCGATATAGGGAGTCTGACGCTTCTGCTTGTCACTATCATCCACAGCGCCACCTTCTGCCGTCTGCTTGTTCCCTGAGTTGGCATTCTTCGCCTTCTTCGGGTCCGCAACTTTGGCCTGGGCGAGCACCGTCAGGTTAGCATTCTTGAATCGAAACTCCTCAAGACTAACCTGTACAGTAATGGAAGATCCTGTCTCTGAACTACGGTCAACTTGGAAGTTAGTGATCACATAGTTGGTCAGGATGTTATCTTCAGTCACCAACGTTACCAACTGGTGCGAGTCGGCAATCAGTTCCAGGATCTCGATGGCCTTCGCCGGACGGCGGGCCTCCATCGGGTTTTCCTTGTTGGTGTCTCGGTCAATCATGTTGCGGGGGTCAATCAGGTAAGGAGAGTCAGTAACAACCCCAGTGAAAGAAAATTTACCATCTTGCGTGGTTACGTGGTCAGAGGCTTTTGCCTTTGACTCCACGGCATAGCTTGACTTGTTGTAGTCCTTTGTGTAAGAATGGTTTGTAACGGAGTCGAAGAGGATTGCCAGATCATCCGTCTGGTTTTTGCTCTCGAACTCGTTGAGTCGCCCACGGCGGAGGCCGGAAACGAACATGGTGTACTGAATGTCCTCTCGGGCCTTGGCATTAGCAACTGCCGTTTCTTTCCGATCGACTCCAGCCCGCCAGTCGTCAACGGCTTGCTTCATTTTCTTTTCTTGTTCCGTTGACGGAACGTAAACACCGTTTTCGTAACTTGCCATAAAAGTCCTCCTGTGCTAGTATTTTAGCATGAATACAGGCAATAAAAAAGGGGCCGAAGCCCCTTGATTAGTTAGGTCCACCCTGAATCAACATGTTGAAGTTGAACTGGTTGTTCTCGTCAACAACGGCACGGATCATGTTCTTCAGTTCGCCAGCCTTGATCTCGATGGTCACGTTACCTTCGACCTTCTGAGGCTGCGCTGGGAATGGAATTCCTGTTGGTCCGGTGATCCCGGCACCCGGGCCTGGGGTCCCGATAGTCGGTGCATTGAGATTACGAGGTTTGTTGAACCATTCGTCAAGGACATCCATCAGGCCAACGGGATGAAGTGACATACCGTACTTCTCTTGCATTGCCTGTTGGTCAATCCCTGCTTCAGCAAGACGTTCGTCACCACGTTTAACGAAGCGGTCATTCAACATGCTTCCGCCTGCGTAAACCTCACCGAGGATACCCAGTTTGGCAAACTTACCGAGGGCCTTCCAACGTTCCAAGAAGGACAGGGGCTTAGGAGGACCCGCAGGGCCACCTGGGGTTCCGGCAGCAGGACCCGCAGGTCCAGCCCCTGGTCCACCCGTGGAAGCAGGGCCACCCATTGATTCACGGATAGCAACAAGGGCACCACGCAGGCCAGCGATTTTTGTCAGGATCTTGAAGATTCTGTTCAACCCGCCGACGAAGATCCCGATTCCGAGAGCATATCCGGCCCAATCGAAGACTTGCTTCAGCATGTCCCCCTGATAACCGAGCTTCTCTGCGTAGTAGCTGACGATACGATCCAAGAGCACGAAGTCATCGTGGATCTCTGTCACCATGTCCCAGAACCCTTCGATTACGTTCCCGAAGAAACGACCGAGGTTTTTGGCAAGGTCACCGTTACTATCGAGGATCTTGGCAAGGTCACGGAACACACGAGTCATCTGCTCACCGAAGCCACCTTCGAAGACGGCGTTCTGGAAGTTAACCCACGTCTGCTGCATCTGCTGCATAGCCACTCGGTTGCTGTTCAGCGCCTTATCCAGCGCACCACCCTTACGGGCAGCTTCAGAGAAGTATTTGGCAACATACGGCAGAACTTTGGCAGATTTCAATTCACCCTTCTGCATCATATCCATCAGTTTTTCAACGTCGATGGTTGTATCGCCAAAGGCTTCTTGTGCTGCCTTAACGAACACTTGCAGGGAGCCGGGAATACCTTCCGCCAACTGACCTTTCAATTCTTCAGCCATGATCTGGCCTTTACCCATCATCTGCCCGATCGCGGTGATACCACGCTGGAACTTGACCGGATCCACCTGAAGGGCTGTGGCGTACTCAGAGAAGCCTTTGAACAGTTCATCGTTCTGAGCCTTGTTCAAGATACCGTCGGAGTTGACGGACATCTGTACGTAACCCTGAGAAGCAATCTTCAGATCCAAGCCCAAACGGTATGCCTGATCTTTCAGGAACTTGATTCGTTTAGCCGCCTCATCTGATGAATCAGAAACCATCGTCATAGTCGCATCCATACCCTGGAAGAACTGACCCTGACGGAGAACTGAAGCGCCGGATGCAAATACCCCATAGGCTGCTCCCGCATTCAGCAGTTGGGAACGAATATCACCAAGGGCCGCTCCAAACCCGCCCGCATTCGCTTGAGCGGAACGGAACTGTCGTTCCAGCGCCTGGATGCTCTGACGGTACTGACCTGCTGAGAGTGTGCCAGCCTTGAACTGTTTGTTCAACTCTTGGATGCCATTACCTGCACCGTCTCTTCCGAGGGAGCTTTGATAATTGCGTCCGTATTTTGAAGAAAGGCGGATTCGCTGCTGGGACATCACATCGTCGATGCGGGCTGCACGGGCAGCTTCAGAAGCACGTTGACGAGCCTCTGCTTTTGTCTTACGATCCTGTGCCTGAGACTGAGTACGGATACGACCAGCCATTGCCCGGTTTTGACGAGCAATCAATTCTGGGTTGTACGGTTTGTTCGGATCTCCCACCATCCCGGTGCCGAAGCCACTACGAGGGGGAAGAGGAACAGAGTTGATGCGGGTAACGTTGAGGGGACGAGATGCAGCATTCATACCAGTCGTTGCTTTACGGTTGGCTTTTTTGGCCTCACGCTCTTGCTGCTGGTAGAACTTCCTCATCTCTGACATCCCCTCACGGGGTGCGGTCATCTGCTTGACCTTCTGGCGAATGCGGGCTGAAGAAGCTTTAGCGATTGCCTCTTTGGCACGAGCCTCTTTTTTGGCAATGGCGATGCTGTAGTCGGATGCACGTTTTTCTTCACGCATACGGGTTTCAGCCAGGCGCTTGTTCACCAAACGCATCTGGGCGGCAGACTTGTCATAAGCTTTCGCCGGGTCTTTCTTAGGCTTGGTGATGGCATCGGATGCCTTCTCCCATTCCTTGCCCACCTGGCGAATCTGTTTTACCGCACGGTTATAGGAAGCCTTATCGACCTCAAATGTTGTACGGTTGACCGTTTTGGTTACGATCACGTTTCCACTTGCCATTGCGCCTCCTCTGGCGGTAGCCGTGGAGGTTTACTGTCTCCACGGATCGAAGCCTTCCGGATGTTCCGGAACAACCATAGGCCCGTGTTTGCGTTCAGCTTGAACACAGGCAATAAAAATAAGGGTCATCAGTGTCAGTACGATCATGGTATCTCTCCTCTTTGGTATGTTTTAGACATATTATCACACCAAAAAAGAAAAGGCCAGAGTCTTTCGACTCCGGCCCTTAACCCCCCTTAAACTTCTTGTTTCGGGCAGCGATCTCTTGATTCCTGCGAGCC